TCGCCGGGTCATAATCAAAAAAATCTTTTGCTTCTTTTACTGCGCTCACAACTCCGCGCATCGGAACGCCAATAGCATTCAAACCATTTAGCGTATTTTTTACAACAGTGTTCCCAAGGACCGCCCCAAGCACACCGCGAGGACCAGTCGCAGCAGGCGTACCGCCAGCAGCAACCTTCCTCACATAATCTGCGCCAACGCCACCTTCGTTGCGCAACGAATTGACCAAAGCATCATACAGGTCACCTTGAGCGGTTTCTTGCTTTGTTGGAAACTGCGACTTCGGCGCAGCAAGCCCCCTCGTGGAAGATGCCGCCAGTTTCTTTAGCAGGTCATCAAATGTCTGATTTGCTGGAACTGCCATCAGCCGCCGGCAGCATAAATCAACTGCGCCCTCTTCATCAAATCAACCATCGCAGGCGTATAACCAGCAGCCTCAGCCTGCTTGGCAATACCTTCCGCCACCAATGATTTCACCAACGCATCGGACTCACTTTTTCGCACCAACGTCGCACGCTCTTTATTCACCTTTGGCGAAGACAACTTCTGCGACCGGGCAACAAGGTTCTTGGCAATATCCGCAAACCTACGGTCTTCCGCGCTTGGAATATCCCTTGCACTCATATCTCCACCAAAGGCACCGCGCACAAGAGAACGAACTGCCTCAATCCCAGACATCGGTCCACTGGTTTTATCAATCCTCTGCTGCGTCTGCTCAACATACTTCTTTGCAGACTCAACCTTCTTTGTGCTCGGGGCACGCAACTCCTGCAAGCGAGCCTGCCGTTTTTCCTCATCTGAAGCAAACCGAGCAAAAATATCTGGAGCCAACTCCTCTGGCGAGAACCGCAAATCGGGCGAGCGCATACCAGCCTGACTGAACATGTCTTTTGCGCCAGTGACCTGAGCCTTAGCCTTGTTCGCCAAAATGTTGTCATTTTGGCTTTGCACTTTGTCGGCAAAAGCCATCAATTCTTGAACGGTTGCGTCTGCGTCAAGAGTTGGGTTGGACAACGCCATTTGCGCAACCTCTTCGCGGATGCTTCGCTTCACATCCCAAACGGGCACATTTTTGGCAACAATCTCGGTCATGATTCTGCGCCGAATGTCTCCTTCTGGCAGATTGCTGGCACGCAAAATGTCGGGTCCTAAATCAAGCATCATCGCAGAATCATCCTGCGCTGCGCCGGTTGGTCCATAGTATGTTCCGCTCAAAAACCCGATTTCTGGAGAGAACAAACGATTCAAACCACTTTGGGTTGGTTGTTTTTGTGAAGCGGTCAACGCCGCAACGAGAGCCATAAAGTCGTACGGGTTTACAGCCCCGCCAACAGGAGAAACGTCTTTGTCGGCCATCTCTACCCAATACCCCTTTTGCTACTTGAATTGAGCAGCCAACTTGGGATTACGTTTCTTCAACTCCTCCAAGTCTTTTTTGCTCAATTTTCCATCTTCGCTCAATTCGGCAACGGCTTTGGGGTTTAGAGCCTGAACCGCTTCGCGGAAACTTCCATAGTTTTGCGCCGCGGACGCAACTCGTTCGGTTCGTGGTGCAGCCCCAGCACCAGCACCAGCCCCAGCACCAGCACCCGCACCAGCACCCGCACCAGCACCAGCCCCAGCATCAGCACCAGCACCCGCACCAGACGGTTGCGGAATTTGTCCGCCAGCAGCCACAATCGCATCCTCAATGCTTTGACGACGAGCCACAGCATTAGCCTCCTGCTCCAAACGAGCCTGAGCCAACTGAGCCTGAATCGCAGACAAAGCATCAGCCTGCGCACGCAAAGCCTGCGCACGCAAACCAGCCTGCTGACCAGCCAACGACTCGCCAGCCAGACGTTGCGCCATCTGTGATTCAGCCAACCGAGACAAATCAGACTGCTGAGCCGAAGCACCCAACACATTCAACAAATTCTGAAAACCAGCAGCACCCTGCTGCGCTGCAGCCTGCTCGGCAGCAACCTGTGCACGCACAGGGTCAGCCGACACACCATACGCAGACAGAATCTGTTCCATCGCATCAGGTGCCGCACCAGCGGACACCTGCACATTCGCGTACGGGTTATTTGGATTCTGGCGCAAAAACTCGTTCAACGCATTGAACCCAACATCCGTAGTTCCTTGCGCCTGACTGTAGCCAGCAGCAATATTTGCCAAAGCATCGTTGTACGCTTTGTTCACTTCTTCGGTTTGACGCCCACCCTCGGTACCAATCATTCCAAGAAGCGTGTCCATACCGCTGCGATAACCGCCACCAGACAACATATTCTGATAAGCCTGCAAAGTTCGTTTAGCACGCTCAGCCTCGGCGGCATCCTTCTGTTGCTCGTATTGAAACTTGCGTGACGCAAGAATGTCGGATGCGCCAGTCGAACCAGCACCATACTTCATTTTTTCAAACTCAAACTTTTCGCGCGCCAATTTGTCAGATTCACTCATTTGATTTCCACCAGAAATCAACGCAGCCAAAGAAGCAAGGCTGTCTCCAAATCCTGAAAGTTGTTCGCCAAACGCAGAAGAACCCAAAATTGCATCAGCCTGTTCTTGCGGACTCAAAGGTTTAGTGGTGCGACGTGTTCCGAAACCACTTCTGCCAACATTTCCCCTATTGTAAAGCGACGATTCGTAGGGGTTGTCCGTGTTTTTCCCGTAAACAGTAATTCCACGTGCCATTATGCTGCTCCTGCTCTAAACGCAAACAACTGCCTCGCAGCGTCCGCTATCTCTTTTGCTTTCTCAGCCTCCAAATCCCCAAGCGCAGCACGATACTGCTGCAACAAACGGGCATCCTCCAAATCAAACCCCCTCATCTGCTCAGCCTGACCCAAATCAAACTCCGACAACCCACGCGCACGCTCAGAACCAAACTCCTGCATCGCACGGCTAAACAAACCACTACGAACCGAAGGCGACACAAGATTCCGCTGCGAATACCCACGAACTAACTGCGGTTGCGCAGTCTCATACTGACGCAACGCAGTCTGACGTTGACGTGCGCCACGCTGTTGGGCAAGGGTGCGCGCGTACTGATTCGCTGCAGCCGTAGCAGCATAATTCTCCGAATAGCCGCGACGGCGAGCCTCATAAGCACTAGGGTCGTACGCCATAAGACCCCGCATTGATATTCCCCATCATCCGCTTCAACTCATCAACCTCACGCCGCACCTCAGACAACTCCTTTGACAGCGACATAAAAATCTGCTGCAAACGCGCAGCATCATCCGTCGTCAACGTGTTGATAATGGGCGACGACCACGGTGTTCTCATCCGAACACCTGCGTTCCCAACACAATCTGGTCCGAATCACCAGAAGCGGTAGCACCAGCAGCCAACTTTGCTGCGGTCACAGCACCGTCAGCAATCTTCGCTGTCTCAACAGCACCAGTACCAATCTTTGCTGCCACAATAGCACCAGCATCAATATTGGCACCAGTCGCCAAACCATCCACAAAGTTCTTTACACCTGTGAAATTGCTGTTCATCTCCGCAGCCTCGATAACCGTGCCCGAAGTGAAAACGTAAGAAATAGACAGAGGCATCAGCCACTCACCTTTCGATTGTTGTACTTGTAAGTAATTGAATCAATCCCCCAACCGCCGTTCGCTGGACCAGTGAACAACAACTGCACACTGCGAGCCAAACCAAGATTACGACCCGGCTTCACACTCACACCCTCAGACGATGTTCCCCACAAACCAGTCCCCCACAAATCTGTGCCCCAATACGCGCCCACACCCGTACCAGACAACACGACATCGAACTGCTTCCGCTCATTACCGGAAGCCTCCTCATAGTTGTGGTACACCTTCACATTCACCAGACGCTGCGTGTCAACCTGCTTGAACACAATGTCGGGGCGACGAAACACCTTCTTTTGCGCATACGTGTTCCCGTCAACCCAACCAGTGCGATAATACGAACTGAAAATTGTTGCCGTACCCGAAATGTCATCCAACTCTTCTTCATACAAATCAACCTTCAACACGCGCGCCTGAGTTGGGTGACACGCAACACGGTAGTTCGCACCGTTATCATCAGTCCAGTCACAGCCACCAATCACGCCATAGCCGTCGTGGGTGGCGAACTGTGTGTACGCTCCACGCGCCCCAATAGATGGGTCAAACACAAAAACGCGCGTCGGCTTTGTCGCCGTATTGTCTGGGTCATACGGCAACGCAATCCACGCCCTTCTGCCAATCCACGAAACCGAATACGGTTCAGTTGAAGCAGTAGACAAAAGCCGCTCGTCCACAAGTGGGCGAAGCGGCTCAAACACATCCATAATCTTGGTGCCATCATAAAAGAACACGCCCTCAGGATTCGAATAGAAATACACGCCATCTTCAGCCTGAGCCATACTGTGATGATTGTTTGTACCGAGATTCACCGACAACTCCACAACCTGAAAGTTGTCAGACGAGTTGCCGACAAGCAGATAGATGCCGTTCGGTTTGAACACCACAAGTTGACCGGCAACAATCGCCATCGCGCGAATGCCCAAACCGCCGCCATTGAAATCAATAAAATCGTCTTCCATCCAATTCTCTGGCAAACCCTCATGCGACCAACGCAACCTATTCGGATACGCCACACCATCCTCATACGTGTGCGCAACAAACAACTTGTTGGCATGCGTAATCACATGCTCGGCACGCGGCATATGGGTGCCGTTCGGATTGTTGTACGCCTGCCAAGTCGGACCAGACGCAGACAACGCAGTCGCATACGTGTTGCCCGTCTTCCACTTGTAACCCACTTTGCCAGAAGCGGCACCAGTCGTCATGTACAGCGTGTCGCCCCACGCATACATGCAAGCACCATGCGAAGAAGACGAAGACACAGCATTACCAGACGAATACTCCAACTTCGTAAAATTGCCACCATTCGACCAAAACACGTTCGTCGAATTAGTCAACATCAAACGCGACGAATCACCATAAAACGCATACAGCCGCTGCGGCGCCCAAGTACCAGCCACAGCAGTCGGATTCAACTTGTGCATCCCACCACGACTAAACACCCCGCCACGAGGGTCAATCTCCACATTCAACATGTCAGGCGACTCATTCTTCGCCAACTGAAACTGGTCGGCACGCAAGTTCAACCCGCCCGTAAAATCGTCGTATCGGTCAGCCAGCAATCTGCTCATGAGCCAAGTGTTGCCCCCAGCGTCTGCAACCAGCGACGCATCGTCGGATACTTGCGCCCACCAGACAGCAACAACGGGCGATGCGAACGAGGCTTCATCAAATCGCGGCGAGCCATCGCCACACCCTCCTCAAACGAACGCTGATACATCACCGCCATCTCGTTATCTTCTTGACGCTGATACACCCGCGAAAGCGCATAGTACGCCAACAGGATGTGGAACCAGTTATCCATGTCAATCTCGGTAGCCGTATTTGACAACCACGTGTACGACGGGTTACGGTACGCCCGAATCGTCAACGGATAAACAACATCAGGTTTTGGATACAGGTGAATCTGCCCATCCCACACAGCCCAAAAATAGGGGCGACCCGGCACATCCGTATTCCCCAACCACACATCCTCAGCCTCATCGTAAGCAATCTCAGTAAACCTGTTACCAGAAGCCGTAGTCTCCACAATTGAGATAATTTCCCGAATGTCACCAATGGCAGAAATCGTGTACGGGCGTTGAGAAGCAACCGTGTTCAATGTGTACGTTTCTTGATAAAACGGCCATCGGCGTTCCAAAGCAATAATGCGCTGAAACGCTTCTTTCACAAA